AACTAGCCGCACCAGATGTTGCTTGTAATGGCATGGTTTAAGCCTTAAATTGTGTTACTGAAGCAAGGATAGTGAACGTAGCACTTCCAGTTTTTATGATGAGATACCTTATGCTATCGATGCCACTGGCATTACCCGCAGTAGGCGCACCACCTAACCATCTTGTCGTAACGCCAGATGTAGTGCCATCAACTTGCACAGCAGAGTTGTAGTAAGCAGTAGAGCCTTGAGTCACCAAGAAAGCTACAGTCATTGATTGACCTGTAGTCATCAAAGTATCCAGTGAAGTACCGCTAGAGCCTCTGAAGTTAACTGTCCAGTTAGCACTTGCGTTACTTGTGTAATACAAGACTGACTGAGTTGTAATGTCGTAGTTAATCGTTCCAGTAGCCGCAGTTGCTGATACTGTTGCTACCTCTGCTGCATCGTTTAAAACAATGGCAGTAGCAGATGATGTACCTGAGAATGTTTGTGTGGCTGTGAAAGTCTGTGCTGTGTTGGTAGTTGCTGTATTAGCGTTGTACGCTTGTACATCAGTACCAATAGCTAGTCCAAGAAATGAACGTGCAGAAGAACCGCCAGCACCTAAGGTAGTAAGATCAGCATCGTATGCTTGGACATTAGTACCGATAGCAAGACCTAAATTAGTCCGAGCCGTAGAAGTATTGGATACGTCAGATAGATTATTAGTGTTAACTAAGAAGCCACCTGCCGTGAAAGCCGCTTGTGACCAAGCCGATCCTGTCCAAACATACAAAGTGCTTACTGTTGTATTCCAGTACAAAGCACCTGTCAATAGAGCATTGCCATCGTTGTCAACAGTAGGAGCAGAAGACTTAGAGCCTAAATATCTGTCATCAAAAGCATCGTATGAAGCTGCCGCATTGGTCTCACTGGTAGCCGCATTGCTTGCACTTGTAGAAGCATTTGAAGCACTTGTAGATGCGTTTGAAGCAGAAGTAGCCGCATTAGAAGCAGAAGTAGCCGCAGCAGTAGTTGAGCCAAATATCGAATCTATTTCAGTTTTGGTATAAGCATTTGTAATGTTATAGCCACCAATAGTCGTAGGATTCGTTCCTGCCGTAGCCCTACCATAAGCATCAAAAGTCACAGATTGGTAAGTGCCTGGCGTTACACCAGAAGTAGCCAAATCAATGTTGTCCGAATTGACAACAATACGACCAGAAGATGCAGTTCCTACATTGAGAGTATTACCTGTCTTTGTAAGACCATCACCCGCAGTAATCTGACCCGCACCTGAGAACTGCGCCCAAGTAATAGATGTGCTTCCCAATGTCCCACCTGCATCTATTGTGCAGATAAAGCCAGAGTCAGCGTTAGTTGTGCCTTTTTCAACAAAGGTAAAAGCCGCCACCAACTCAGCATAAGTATCAGCATCGGTTGTGCGAGTCCAAGAACCTGTTGCACACAAATAAATACCATTAGCAGAAGCAGTAGATTGGTCTTTAACCAAGACCCGATCACCCGCAACAATCGAGATGCCATCAATGGTTTGTGCGCCAGATAAAGTAATATTTGCAGTAGTAGCCGCAACAACAGAGGCTTTGGCATCAATACCTTGAGCTAGTGCATCCACATAACCCTTGGTAGCCGCATCAGAATCGTTTGTAGGGCTTGCCAAACCAGTAATGGTTGCCGATGTACTGCTATCCATGTCCAATGCGCCAGAGATGGTCACATTGTTGAATGTAGAAGTGCCAGAAGCCGCAGTTACGTTGCCTGTCAAGTTGCCAGTTACGTTACCTGTGACGTTACCCGTGACATTTCCTGTCAAATTACCTGTTACGTTACCTGTCACTGCACCTGTCAATGGGCCACTAAATCCTGTATTTGCAGTGATGTTAGTGCCAGTAATAGCAAGCGGAGATGAACCACCAATCACCACACCATTGATTGTTCCTGCACTAATGGCGGCAGAGGCAATCGTAGCGGCAGTGCTAACAGTAAGGTTGGTAAATGTTCCTGCTGCGGCAGTAGTTCCACCGATAACCGCACCATTTATCGTACCGCCAGTAATCGTGGCAGAGGAGTTATCTGTCTTTGTTGCTATCGCAGTAGCAATGTTATTGAACTCTGTGTCAATCTCAGTACCTTTAACAATCTTTAGAGGATTGCCAGGCGAGAGATTATCTTTGGTTGCAAAGTTAGTGGATTTTGAATAATTAGACATGGTTTATCCTATCTTGCCTTCTTTGGCTTGAAGTTCAATTTTCTGAATTGACAACTGAGTGCCATTGATAGTGGCTTCGTAACCAGTTTGTACGATTTTACCCGCACTAGACGCATTACTTGTTAATGCTTTAATTGGTATACCGCTTGAGTAGTCTGCAACCGCATATTCACCAACCCCATACTCGAAATAGCCTTGAGGTGGAATAAAGACGTTCTCTGACTGATAAGCACCCGAATAATCAAAAGCCCACTTGATTGTGAGGAACTGGTTAGAACCACCGATCACCACGGCAGTAATAGACTTCAGAATGGAAATCTGATTAGGATTGCCTAAGTCAGCATTGTTTGTGTAGTACAGGAATCGATAAGTAGAAGCATCATCAAGATAACCACCATACTTACCAATGTAACCATTCTTTCCAATGTACAAATCGCCATTACGCAACGATCTTAGTGCCGTTGGTGAAATACTATCCCATTTGGTTACACGGGAAGCACCATCTTGCAAAGATTGCTTTGTATCAAAACAATAAACTTGCAAAGTAGCTGGCAGAACAAGCAGATAAAAAGCATTCTTCTCTGAATAAACAGATTTGACGTTTGCTAGTGTTTCTCCAGACAAGGAAGATTCCAAATCAAATCGAACATTCTTAGAAAGGTCTCGCAATGGAGCAGACTTTTCTTGAATTGTTCTCATCAATGAGCGAACACCTGAGTCTGACAAGAAAACAACGTCAGTACCAATACTTTGAATGGTATCCCTAGCGATACATCCAATAGAGCCTACTGTGTCGCTCAGAACAAGAGAAGCGGGAGTAGAAGCACCAGAGTACACAAGAATCTGCTTCTTACCAAAGATAAACAAGAAATCATTGTGAGCTGCCAAGCCCATCACTTCATCAGCACCATTAGGCCATACACGGGATACATCTAATGAGCCTGAAGTACCACCACCCCACACATGACCTGCAATCAGATCAGAGAAGCTAACAGTTACTTTGTCAGTAGATGTATTAGCTACCCACAAGCGACCAAAAGCTGAAATAGCAATGTTGGCTTGGGGAACTGTAGCTACATAACCTGACTTCTCAGAGACTCTGCGATAAGTAGTTGTACTTACTGCGGGGTCATAAATGAGTGGATCGTGACCAGTTTGGAAGAAGTATGCAATGCCATTCAAGGATGCACACTGCCAGTTAGATGCAGTAATAGTAGGAGCAGAGCCTCCACCACCATAGGTCAACTCAGTAACAGCATTAGCAGTACCAAGTTTAAATATCTTGTTGTTGCCAGCAAACAGAACAGTCAAAGTTCCATCATTTTGGACTAATTCATGGATTACACCAACATCGTTAGCACCTAGATTGCCAGAAGATGAGTTAACCCTTGACCAACCTTTTCTAGCACCAATACGACCATACTGATCCAAGATGCAGTTAGTTGCAACCAAAGCAAAGCCAGCCCCTAAATCAAGGGGAGAATCTTCAGTATTCAGACCATAAAAGCCTGGTGCTGATAGACTGTAACTTTGTAGTGCTGATGCCATTAGACCGCCACAAAGTTGTCTTCAGGATAACGAGTGCTTTCCAATGCAATAGCATCAGAGAGCATTCCTCTAAACAAAGCATAAGCCTCATTAGAGTTAGTTCCACCATCTTCACCACGCTCAATCAAAGCACGAGAATAAGCACTTTGAGCAACCAAGTAGTCCAAAACCTTCACAGATGTGCCATCAGCAGACAGATTAGCCTGTGGGACAGTTACATCAAACTTAAGTGTATATACGCCATCAGGAACAGGAAACAAATCAATCTTTGTGTCGCCATTGCCATCTACACCACTAAAGCAAAACTCTGAAGGGATAGACTGTGAAGGTGTACCAAAGTTGAGCTTGCGATTCATGTCCGCAACAGTGGTGTTATCTAAAGTAATAACACTTGTAGTATTGATAGCATCGTTAACACGAAACTTCTGACCAACACCCGTCAAAGCATAGGAACTTGTGCCAGAGGTAGTAGTCACTGTAATTGTCTGGGATAGTACATTCCATGAAT